CTGGAAGATCTGGACGATCTGGAAGATCTGGACATGATGCTTGATGCTTGGGAAGATCTCACGGAAGAAGATCGCTGTGAGCTGGGACGTCTGGACGATCTGGGGCTTGATGCTTGGGAAGACAGAGATGATCTCACAGAAGATCGCTGTGAGCTGGGACGTCTGGACGATCTGGACATGAGGCTTGATGATCTCGAAGACACAGATGATCTCGAAGACACAGATGATCTCGAAGACACAGATGATCTCACGGAAGAAGATCGCTGTGAGCTGGGACGTCTGGTTGACGCGATGACATCTTCGCTCTGCTGCTCTGCCACGATCTCATCTGCCACGGCTGCTGCGCTCACTGATTCGCCCGTTGAGACGCGCTGCTCCACGACGGCTTGCACCTTCTCTTGATCGGGGGGTTGTTCCCCCGAAGCAGCCACCCTCTCGGATACGCGGTCTACGATCTCGTCTGCAATCAAAGACGATTCGTCTCTGATTGCCTGCGCGACGACCGGCATATCCTTAGCGATCTGAGCCGCAATGATCCTATCCAGGAGGACTCCCTTTGTGAGGGACTTACCTCTGATCCCAAGCTCCTCAGCATACAGAACTAGTTTGGGTTTGGAAATAACCTTGGGTTTCAAGAGTTCGGCCTTTGGCATGTAGTCTTCATCTATCTTAATGTTGGTGAGTGCGTAGACCACGGCCTTTGGGACCATGCCTGTCGGTACAGCATCTGTGATTGGTGGTGTAGGTGGACGAGGCATACGCGCAATAGGCGGTCCCACCGGGGATGGAGTGCGCGTTCTTGGTGGGGTGGCTGCGATGGGCATTGGGGGTTGCTGCGCGATCACAACTTCCAATTCCGCGCACAACTCCTTGATGGTCTTCTTCTTTCCTCCAACCTTGGTGATGGCTATCCCGTAGTCCTCTGCAGCGGCCACAACATCCTTCCTGAGGTTCTTTTCGCACTGTCTTTTCTTCAGGCGCGCTACCCCGAAGGATCCGCTGGGTGGCCCGCTTCGTCTCGGACTTGGCGGTCTCGGACTTGGCGGTCTTGGACTTGGCGGTCGCGGTCTTGGACTTGGTGGTCTCGCTGGACTAGGTGATCGGCTCTTGGGTCTTGGGCTTACAGGTCTTACAGGTCTTACAGGTCTTACAGGTCTTACAGGTCTTGGCGATGGTGTCCTGCGTCTCGGGGACGGGGACCTGGATCTGCCGCGTGAGGGAGGCCGGCCTCCTCTTGCTCCGCCGGGCACATTGTCGAGTAGAAACTGAATGAGGTCTGCCTTCTTGAGTTTGGACCAGTTTTTGAGTTTATTGGCACGTGCAATATCCTTCAACTGGGGTACTGTCATACAATCAAAGTCCATTTTGATTTGTAGTGATTATTTTTATAGCCTGGTTTTCATCTCTCCCCAGCAGGCAAGTGAGGAAGCCAAAGACGCCCAAATAGATCGACCGCTACGAACCGTCGTAAACTTTTGTGCTCCCTATAAAAACACAATGGAAGACTACCTTCACTCTAGAAAACCCTTAGTCATTCGAGAGAATTTCGCGTCGCGTGAGCCCCCAGGCTTCGATGAGGGAAACGACAAGCTCTCGCAGTACCTCGAAAACCAAGCCCCTACCATCCTTCAAGAGGAGTCTAATGCCATGGCGGGCGGGCCTGGCGTCCACGGTGTCGTAGAGTCCTTCTCAGAGGATATCATCATCCCACCGCTCAACACAGACATCAGGTTCAGCGAGCATCTACCTCTGCACAAACCCACTCAGGACGAAGCAGAGGGTCACTCCCACACGCATCCTCACGCCATTGTAAAAGAGAGTTTTGAGATGATCGGTGCAGTAGATCAAGAAGGTAAATATCTTATTATCCCACCGCTCAACACAGATACCAGGTTCTCGAAAGAACTCCCTTTGTTGAATCCTCAGTCCTACGCTAACTCGTACGACCCCCACCAGCACGAGCACCCTAGCAAGACGCACCCCCGTGAACTGCACACTCATGATCACGTACACGAAAACTTCTCATGGGCCGTCCCCACCCAACACGACAGCCCGCTTGACCTGGTCAAAAAAAGTCTAATCCATAAGGTCAGCACCCAACACGCATGCGGTTCGTGTTGGGCCGTCTCGTTTGCCGACACCATGAGCGACTGCTTCGTCGTCTCTGGTGCAGTCGGGTGGTCCCCTAACATTAGCGCAACCTACCTCATGTCCTGTATACCCTCAGGCAAGCTCCACAACATGTGCTTCGGAGGCAATCCCGCCGCCATCGCCCCCTATCTTGAGCGCGAAGGCGTCGCAGATACATCGTGCGTGGACTACTCTTGGTGTTCTGGGGACAGTGAACTGTGCAAGAGCGTCTCGTCAGCGAGGCATTTCGATGCTAAGACGTTGGCTACTAAACTGAACGACAACATCCCCAAGCCCTGCGGCTGCTACTACAAAGGAGTCAAGAAGTATCTATACAAACTCGACTCGGGCAGCGACGTCTTCTTCATCAACAACAAGGCCCCCATCGACGTCTTCAGGAACACCGTCAAGAGCCACATCCTCGACTTTGGCCCCGTGATTGGCGGTTACGTGGTTCTGAAGAACTTCTTCACGGGTAACTTCACAGACCCTAACTTCAATGGAGGCGTGTACTTTGACCGCGCGGACTATAATGGGTACAAAGGGGGCAAACTGAGGTTCAGCAACAGGATGACGAGTGAGGCGGCCGGTCTTCACGCCATCAGCATCGTTGGTTGGGGCGTGGCCAAGAACATCCAGTACGATAATGACAAATTTGGAGATGTCCCGTACTGGCACTGCCGCAACTCGTGGGGCGAAAAGTGGGGAAACGCGGGTGGCTACTTCAAGATCGCTATGTACCCCTTCAACAAGATTGCCCAGTTCGACAAACAGGTCATGACTGAGATTGGCGGCCCCGTTGGGTCCATGATCCTCATTCGCGCCACGGAACGGCCTAAGATGGTCGATATGGAACAGATAGCTGAGCGGTACAGACAAAACATCAAAAAGCAGCAGTCCAACGCGTACTACATGGCCGGTCCTCACAAGGTGCGCGAGATCAACAGGCGCGGCATCCTGGATATCGACGTAGAGGGTGGTGGAGAGTTTGACCCTGGCGATATCAAAGAATTTGGAGGCGGGGGTGGCATGAACAACGTGTGGCTCATAGTCCTAGTTACCATCATTGTATTAGGGGTGTTTTGGTTGATGCGTCGATAAGAAAAAGTCTTTATATTAAATTCGAATGAATGAATATCTAGCTTATCTATCTAGCTTATCTATCTAGCTTATCTACATCCGTGTAGACGACAGCAGCTGCTACATCCAATCTCCCCTCAGTTGTGCTTAGATGAGCCGCGTATATGATGTCGGTGGCCCTTACAAACTTGTAAGCGACACCGGATCTAGAGGCAAAGATGATCTTAAGCAGAGCAGAACACTTCATATTCTGAGCTATCTTTTTCCGCCTTCCATAAAAACATGGGAGAACATGTAGTAGGACGCTTAGTTCAGACAAGTCAAAAACACCAGTATCAACCAGGCGACTGTAGATGCTTCCACTGCTCCGCCTTCAGTGCTCGCGTTCCGTGCCACACGACGCACAACATCAGGGACTGGCAGATCGGCACCGACTCATGCTGCGGTGGCTTCTGCACGTCGCAGCCCCGATGCGCACACCCAGACAGAGACGAGTGCGAGATCGGACGCAGCTCCAAGGGTCAAGACCCACTCATCTACTACGGATGGGACAAACAAGCACCCAACCTCAAATGTATCTACAACCTAGACAAGATCGACACAAGGGCGCAGGTGCTCGCGTACAAGGATAAGTTTGGGGAGAGCAACGATATTGAGGCCAAGTACTGTACCCAGAAGGTCAGCACGTGCCCAAAAGGAATGAAGGAGTGCAGTCGCCTCAAGTCTATCGGAGAGGGGGGTAACGAGTGTAGGATGTGGTTCGAAAGCCAACCAGCTCACGTGCAGGACGCCACTATGCAGAACTACTGCCTCCGTCACAACACCGAGGACTGCAAGTGCATCAACAGGGCCGACAACAGTGCGTATCAGGCCATGAAGGGGGCGCACTCGATCAATGATGGATGCTGGTACACGGCATGCGCCAACAGGTCTGGCAAGTACTTGGTTCCGACGCAGCTCACCAACCCCACCTGTCCAGACAAGATGTGCCAAGTCCTATTCGACATCATTGAGGATGGCGATGTCTCAATAGACCACGTTCAGAACGACATCGTGTGCAAGTTCGACAGGCACCCATCTGAGCCGTCAAAGCCCGTGCCCCCAAAACCCCCGACCGGTGATCCCAACGGCGCGCCCGATCCCCCGGAGCCGGTTCATGAGACGTTATTCGACTTTGCGAAGAGGTATAGGTACGAGCTCTTCGCCATCGCCATACTCCTGGTGGTGCTTCTAGTAGTGGTGACTCAATTCTGATGTCCTATCGTGCTTGTTAGACTCTGAAATATTTTCCTGGGTCTACAAAATGTACTACAAGGACAGTCCATACGGTCAGGCTTCATACCCCCAGCAGGCAGGTGCGTACTATGGAGGCGCCCAGCATCACGCACAGAACGTCCGCGCCCCTCTCATTCCTCACGGCTACGACGGCGGCGACATGATGTACGGCAATGTCATGGATACCATCAAAGGTTACTTCAGCAACACGTGGGCGATCGTCATCGCCGTCATCATCATTGTGATCATCATCGCTTGGCTCATGAGCGGTAAGAAAGAAGGCTACCACCACCACTACTGAGTGAAGGACTCGCTTCATTACTCCAAGGAGTAATAAAACCTAGAACCTAAATGAATACTAATGAACCTCATCACTTGAATATGTCAAGCATTGCACTCTTTGACAGCACCTTGTTCGTCAGATCTACAACCCCCATTGGGGCTCGGTCATGTTCAGCTGTTGCGGTATGAGCTGTCGCGGTATGAGCTGTCGCATACTCGTCCATGTAGATGTAGCCGTTCATGAAGGCGTTCATCATGATCTCCGAGTCCTCGTTTGCGGAGCCCACTGTCATCTTCATACCGATACACTTGTCAATTAGCACGAATCTGGGTCCGTTATCGGTCGGGTACACCACACCGAGCGTCTTCTGCTTCTCATCACATACGGTGCTGGCGGTTGCGATGACCTTCCTATCATCCAAAATCTCGTTCTTTGACGGAGCAGTGTTTGAGGCAGCCACGATGATGTCCATGTTGGTGTCTCCCTGATGATGGGTGTATCTATTGACCAGCACCACCTTGGGGTTGGTGACGTTCTTGAAGTACAGGTACTCGTTGGCTCCCTCAGGCGCGTCCGTTATGTCTCCTGAGAAGACGACGTCTAGTTCTGAGGTGTAGTAGTCAGAATCCCAACCCACCTTTCCCTCCTTCATGTCGACCGCGCTCAGGTCCAGGTCTACTCGTTCCCCGTTTTGGTTCCGCCAGTGGATGCCGATGATGAGGGCATCGTTGGTGGAACTTGAACTTCCCATACCGAATATGGTCCCGATTGGGAACGGGCCACAGAAGTTTTTCTCAGATGTGGGTAGCGCAAGGCGGGTGTTGTCAGATTGAACAAAGACCTCTGGAAGCATAGTCTTCAGTTTAGAGACGTATTTGTCAATTTCGTCTTTGCGGTCGCGTGTACACCACATCTTGCCATTCCTCACCTGGTAGACTTTTGGTTTCTTGTTTTCGGTGAGGTACCTGATGTGCCTCACAACCTCATACCCTGTTGTGGGCTCGGTCACGGCCTCCATAGGGGTGTGGTGCTTCTTGGACAACTTGCTGATCCTGTTGACATACGGCCTGGCCTCTTGATGGGTCTTCATGCTCATGAAGATGGGTTTGGAACGATTGAAGATGGATGCTAGTCGTTCCTCGTTTCCTTTGAGCCATCTAATGATTCGCTTTCCCTGTCCCTCCTCGATCTTGCTGTACATGGTCTTGTTCTTGATAAGGGTGAGCTCTCCCGTCACGTCGTATACGGCGCACCTGAGGATGTCGAGGGGATCAAAAGGAGTGATGCCGTGATTGACGAGGATGTAGGTCTTGCTATCGCGATTCTGGACCTTGGTGATGTCCACTTCATGAGTCTGAAGGATGTTGAATGCAGCCTCGATGGTGCTCTCCTTCAATGCAACCTTCTTGTAGAGTAGACCTCTGGTGAGCTCCTTGATCTCAGGAATCGTTAGGCCTTTGATGAACCTAAGAGGTACCGATCGTTCCTCATGACTTGTTTTGTTGGGAACATACACAACATCAGGACATTGGAAGATATCGCTGATCGCTACTGAGATGTAGTGGCAGACCTGACTGACCGCCAGCTCCTCGCGCGTCTTGCTCGTGATGTCCTTCCAACACGTGTAGAACGTGCTGTTTAGCTTGATGGCCTCGTCGACGAGGACTCGCTCTACAGTCTCTGAGAGGTTGTCAGGGGCGATGTAGCCATGTTTGAGGAGGTTCCTGTTGTAGAACCTTTTCTCCCTCACTGGAACCGCGTTGTGCAGAGTGAGGGAGGATTCGATGAAACTGATATCGTTCATGGTTTTTCTATTCACTTAGGTCTTGATGGCCAAAATTCAAATTGTAACCAACTCGAGGTTACAATAAGGTATGTTTTTTCAAAAGGCGGATGGTAGGATTATACAAATAGGTATTTTGGGGTAAGGAACCATCTTTGCCTTTTGAAGGACAGGCGAGTAGTATAAATAAGAAACACTCATTGAGGAGGAACTACCTTGGCCTATCTACCTATAGATTCCTTGTCTTTAAGTCATTTTAAAGAGTCAGATATAAGGGTCTTCTGGAGGGGGGTTAGATGTACTGTTGTACAAACTGCTTCAAGGCAGCGAAAGATCTATCATTACCCTTGTATGGGATACGTTTGTTACCGTTGACGTAGAGGATGTAGCTCGGGATCGTCTCTAGGTTGGGGTAGATGTTGTTGAGAACACCTGAGGATTGGATGTCCTTCTCGCTCTGTCTATCTCCGTCCAGTTGGATGGTCATGCACGTCACGGTGCCGTCGTTGCCTAGCCTCTGGAAGTCGGGCTTGGAGGCCGTGCATCCACCGCAGTAGCTCCCCTGGATCATCACAAAGACGGGCTTGCCGCCGAGCTGCCCGATCAGGTCTCCTGAGTCGGAAAAGTCGGTTCGCTCGAGATACCCAATAGGATGTTTCAAATCAGCCATTTTGTGATAACAAAGAAAGTTTTTAGGGTGTTCGGGCATTGTGAGGTAATGGTAACGTGTTAACGACGGCTCCTGCTCCTGCTCCTGCTCCTGCTCCTACTCCTACTCCTACTGCGCCTGCGGACGGGTGATGCCCCGCGTCTCCTGGAGCTTGACCGTCTTCGGCTTGAGCTGCGTCTGGGTGCACCGCACTCCTGAACCAGTTGCCTGTAGATTTTGCGTTTGGGGGAGATGGGGCGGGCCGTGCGTGGGTTGACACGAGGGTTCTCTGCAAACTCAGCACATGGATCGCATTTTTGCCTCATGCGCTTATAATCGCGCTTGCCTTTTTTAGTAGCGGTATTATATTTGCGACCAGTGAACGGGTTGAAACCAACCCGCCACTCGTCGCAGTCGGCTTCGAGCTGGGTCTTCCGGAGCCCGCCCAGGAATCTTTGATAACTACTCATTTTTCCAATACCAATATTTTTTTTTCAGAAGATGGCTAACCCCTCAGTTCCAATTCTTGGCCCACAAAAACATCAACCACATAAAATGGATGAATACGAACGCATTCGACGTAATCAAACCGTGTACGTATATGAAGAGGACGATGAACCCAAAGGACGTCGCTCAAAACGGAGCACTGACCACGCAGTCCGTTGGCGGCCTGTCTCTTCAGGACCACGCTCAAACCTCCTCACAACTGGTCAATTTGAACCTAAAAAGACGGTATTCATACCGCCTTACAACTCAGACATCCGCAACCTACGATTCATAGACGAGGCCGACATACCCCGAGAGCTGCTACAGGGGGTGCTCAACCCAAACTCAATCCTATACAGGAACACTGTGCAGGCCATCCCCGAGAACTTCTCATGGAGCATACCGACTGAGGAAGACTCGTCAGAGGTCCTTCAGAAGAAGAGCATGATAGACGGTGTGAGGGACCAGTACCTGTGCGGCTCCTGCTACGCCGTCACTCTCGCGCAGATCCTATCCGACTGCCACGTCGTCTCCGGCGCCGTCTCATGGGCTCCTAATGTGTCGGCCACATCCATCATGGTCTGCTTCGTGAGCGATAAGCCCTGCAATGGAGGCAACCCAGCCCAGCTATCGCGACCCCTATCCATCTCAGGAGCTATGGATCAAACATGTATCGACTACTCCTGGTGCTCTGAGGACAAACAATGGTGCACCAACAGGCGGGGAAAGGACGAATTCAATGTAGGTTACCTAGACAAACTCAACGATAACATACCATCCACGTGTGGCTGCTACTTCAAGACTAAGCCTAAATACAAGTACAAGTTTGATGCTCCTGGGCAGCTTGTCCATAATGGGGGTCGTTTCAGACCAGTGTACAAGACTATGGTCAAGCGACACATCCTCCAATACGGTCCTGTCATCGGCTCGTTTGCAGTGTATTCCAACTTCAACAAGTTCCTCATATACGGCAACGAAATCAACGGCGGTGTGTACTTTGAGAACGGTAACTACACCTCAGGTATGAGTAAGATGGTCTGGAACACGATGGCCGGCACAATCAGGGGCTTCCACGCCGTCTCCGTGATGGGATGGGGCGTTGCCAAGAACATCGAATACGCGGACGGCCAGTTCGGAGACGTCCCGTACTGGCACTGTCGCAACTCGTATGGTCGCTACGCGGGCAACGGGGGCTACTTCAGAATGGCCATGCACCCGTTCAACACAGCAGGAGGACAGATCGACTCCCTCTTCTCAGTTGGCAGGACCACGGGCCTCGGAGGTATCATCCTTCTCAAATGTACATCGCCACCTGTTGAGGTCACGCCTAACGAGATCAGCGCTGCGAAACTGCAGGCCATCAAGCGGTCTCAGGAGAATTCATTCTATGAGGCTGATCCCCTAAAGGTGCGCGAGATCTTCCGTATTGAGGAGACGCCGTCAGAGCCGTTTAGGTTAGAGTGGATGTTCATTCCAGTGGTAGTGATCGGCCTCATGATCATAGGCTTTGTGATGTTTGCACCCATGGACTCAAAGGGATTCAAGATACCCAACAGATTGAAAAGGAAGAGGTTACCTCCTCAAGCACAGGGTGACTGATACGTTGGATTTCCTCTTCTGAGCTATCTAACAAGGCCTATGGTAACCAGGCAAAGATGATCTTGAGGAGGCCGTTGTAGGTCAGATACGTAGAGGTTGGATACGTAGAGGTTGGATTTCCTCCGAGCAGATGATGTCACTCACCCTTCCTCTTTTTATCCAACAGGTCTTTGGTCTCGTCCTCCATGGTTCTGATATCTTCCATATTTAGCCCCTTCCAGCGATCTTGAGAACAGACCAACTTCCGATGGAATACATTAAACATTTTTCTCAAGTTATCCATCACGAGGGCGTTGATGGCTGGGTCACGACTATTAACAAAGACTAGTTTGTACACAACCATTGATAGTCTCGGGATGAGCGATCCCTGCCAGTCGTCCCCTAACCCCAACACCTTCTTGGGGTCCTCGTCGTCGCTGACAAGATCAGCCGGCAATGCATCCACCACGATGTCGATGTTCACAACGGCCCTCTTGTCCAAGATCCCCTGAGGAAGCCTAAATACGTTGTCATTGTTGGCGACGTCATCCCCCTTTCTGCATACCGTATCGATCGTAAACTCACCGTCGATGGCAGAGTCACCCACCGACCCCGATTCAGCAGTCACGGTGGTCCTGATGTTGGGGAATCCATTGAATGAAGACTCCCTCAGAACCACTTGACTGAGACCGACCGGTGAAGTGATGGAGGCTGGAATATAGTATCGTTTTGACGTACGTTGAACCTTGGTTACTTCTTTTCTGGAACCAGGTTTCTGATGAGGCGGACATGCCGAGTCACAAATGATGTTCTCTAGGACCTCTACTCCCTCACCTAACTTCGTGTACTGTTTGGAGATATCCAAGGTAGTATGGAGGTGGGCAATTTGGTACTGGTCATATGAGATGGGCAGCTTGATCTGATACTCTATCAGTAACATGATTTTTATTTACAATAGAAAATACAAGTCGTTAGACCTATTTATCTCTGATTGCATGAAGCTGCAGTCCTATGAATTTCTTGTGGATAGATAAAATGGCAGACAATGTAATGGCCTTAGTGAAGAAGAAGGGGGGTCCTCAAAAGAAGCTCCGCGGTAAGGCGGCCCAGCGCCAGAAGGCCCGGGTAGCGGCGGCCGCCACAGCCAGACCCAAGCGCGTGCCCGACAAGAGGAACCCCTTCAGACCTTTTACATACATGGACCCCAGCGAGATGATTGAGGAGATCGAGAGTTTCGTCGCTCGCGTGGGGTGGACCCAGGATCGTCGTCAGGTCCCAGACATAAACCTAGATCGAGAGATGGTGCGGATGTTCAACATCCTCAAGACCGGTATACCATTCCCCCTCGTCAAGACGTTCTTCGTCGACTTTGACGAGAGCGACTCGTTCAACGTGGTTCGCTACTTTGACGAGTTCAAACAACTACCCGATGTACGGGCCCGCATCGAGAACATGAAAGAGATCATCGGTCGTCGCCAGGCCACCCCTCTCAAGATAAGCATCGGACCGGCTGAGCGCCAATACAGGGCAAAGATCGTCGATAGAGAAGGAGGGCGTCTGAGGGAACGTGCTGTGTCGCCAACCCAACGACCCAGGATCATGTTTGGCCCAGATGAGATCTTGTCCCAGTGTGAACGCGAATACAGACGAGCCCCTTGGATGTTCCTCTTCTCAGATCAAGTCATCAGAGGATTTGCCCTCAAAGACGTAGATCCTCAATACATTATCCCTCAAGAGGTCAAGGATGGCTGGTACAATGTCAACATGGCTTGGTACAGGATGGCATGTGAGGGCAAACGTCGGTTCGTCCCCGGTAAGGTGGCATACGTAACGGTGAACAACGACCTGATCGTGGAGACTGAGGAGATGTACAGAGCGTCGAGACAAGACTGGTTACGCGAGTTCACACCTCTGGACGCTGCTGGATTTGAGGTGGCCAAACGTATGATCATGGGTAACGATATCCTCAAATCCGCTCTCAGTGGAAATGCGCTCGAGAAATACGCGGAAGCGATCATTGCATCGTTCGGGCCAATCGAGACCAACTACGACCTGGCCCGCAAGACGTCGTACGTACTCGTCTTCCTCTCTTCCCTGATTGATGAGCCCCAAGTCTACCATAAGAGGATCAGGGCTCAGGAGTACCCAGCAGACGTCCTGATCAACCTGGATCGCTACACATTGCTTCCTGAGGTGTTCAGGGACCCCAATGTAGACAAGACTCCCATTGAGAACAAGATCAAGCGAGCGAGGAGGTCCATTGAGAACAGATACTACGAGTTAATACAAAGTGACCCTGTTGTGAGGAGGCGTATGAGACCGAGGCGTGTTGAGGCACCGGTGAGGTCTATCGCTCAGATTTCAGGGGATGAGAGGGTCGCGTTACCGGCCGTGCTTCCTGCTGCTGCTACGCCTGTTGTGGAAGCGCGTGTGGCTAAGGAGCTGGCGCCTGGGTTGTTCCAGAAATTGAGAGAGAGGATCACGCAGATGCCCGTCTACTGCAATCAGTGCGACGCGGAGGTATTCGCGCACCCGTACACGACCCCCACAGGAGCACAGCGCCTCAAGTTCTGCAGCAAGGAGTGCTTCGACAGATACGATATCTAGGGACATACCAACAACTCTGATATAGACACCCTTAGAAACATCTCAACCAAGACTTTTTAATTTTATTTCTCCTTGATTTCTCTGGTCTATCTAAAAACATGGCACGGTTTTGCTTCAATGCTAACAGGAAGGACGCGATGGACTTCCTCAGGACGTTTTACGAACGTGTAGACGTCGACTTTGAGATCGACCAGATCAGTTCAAACGAGAGCTGCATCATCCTCAAGGACAAGCGCGACAAGGACATCTTCATGAACCTGAGCGAGCGCCTGGCCGGGGTGGACGGCTTCTCACAACCCTCATACGTACCAAAGTGGAAGATGATCCGCCACATGGGCCCGTACCTAGCTCAATATGAAAAGGAACCGTATCTTAGGTCTGTGTTGGTAGCGACGCAGTCGGATAGAACAGGACAACGGAGACACTACGAACTCTCTCCTGAGGGTGAGAAGGCGGCGTTCCTATACGCGGCTCTGCTCGCCTCCCCAACACACGAACAATATAAGAACGATCAGGTCTTCATCGACAACTACTGGAACGACCTCAAGACATACATGGACAAAGATCAACCATTCAACAAATTTGAGGACATTGATTGGCGCGACGTGGTTGCCAAGTATAAGAAGAGATGTAAGATGGTGAGCGCCAGCGACAGGAAGTACAAACATGGATTCGTGGAGGTAGATGGACAGGTGTATACAGCTACACCGTTTGCCGCCGACGACATCTCCATCTACTTCGGAGAGGACGACAACGACGCGCGACGGGGGCGTATCAGACGCGCGATCACGGCCGCCGATGTCACCCTCAATCTGTCTTCGGACGCCAAACAGGCTATCCCCAACATCTCCGAATTCAAGGAAGTGGTGTACAAACCAGGTATGAAATGGGCCGCAAAGTGGAACCAACCCATCACAGGACGCGTCAAGTACATGGACATATTCTTCAGTAACCCAACTGAGGAGGAGTTTGTGGAGAACTTCATTGAGATGTACAACAGCGACGTAGAGTCCGGTGGAGACGATTCAGACGATGACGATTCAGACGAGCGAGACTACGGGGACGACGATGACCTAAGTGACGGGGACGACGATGACCGAAGTGACGGGGACGAAGATGACCGAAGTGACGTAGACGAAGATGACCTTTTTGGGGATATTGACGACTTGAGTGATGATGACGATGCTCCGGGCGACGTTGGAGGTGCGCGTATGTCTGAGTTGGAACGGCGAAGAGTGGCGGCTGCTTACGCAGAGAGTATACCGCGCGAAGAGCAGCTCGATTTTGACGCCCTTGATGATGAAGAGATGGATCTTCCCTTCTCATATATCGTGCCCCCAAAGACGCAGTGGGAGTACGTGCTGGACGCGTGCAACTCAGGGTTCGGGGTCGTTGGTAATCTGGGGAAGGTGAGCAACGCCGTGCTGCAGCTCGTCGCGGACGGTGCCGCGATGGCGGTGCGCGACGGGACCGCGCGCGTGCCGGAGGTCAACGACGCATTCATGAGGTACGCGGAGCAGCGAGGTGTGTGAGGATCTAGAGCATCTCCTCGGCTGCCCGAATAGTAAAAAAAATTATCTCCGGTAAACAAAAGATTATAATGGCAGATGGTTCAGAAATGCTAACTTACTTGCTCTATGCAGTACTTGTCATCGTGCTTGCTGTCGCCGGTTGGTACATCGGTAACCAGTGGCAATACAAAGAGGTGGGCGCAGTCGTCGGAGGCCTGATCGGTGCGGGCATCGTCTACTATTACTCGAATAATAGCGGCAACAGCTACTCATTCTAGAGTTCATCACAGTTTCACCGCTGGTTAAAAGAAATTTATCTTACACCGGTAAAATGCCACTAAGACGATCAGGAAGACGATCAGGAAGACGTAGCAGCAGGTCCAGGTCCCGCTCCAGGTCCAGGTCCAGGTCC